TGAATGAAAAACTAGTAATTGTACATTTATCCACGTCACACTTTAGTGCTGCAAACTGTTTTGCTTGAATGCTGCCGATATTCTTGGAGTGAACTGATCGGATCCTTCATCGATCAAATTGCACTTGCATCCCTGGGCATTCCGTGGTATGGGCCGCAGTAGGGTGGATCTTTCCAGCGCGGCGATCGTAACTGATGCGCCGGAAGACGACGATTGGGACATCTCTGATTTCCCATCGAAGGATTTTCCGGTAGAGCGATTCTTCTCTGAACTCGAAGAGATGATGATCTCCGGCGTATCACGCTTCAAGATTCGCAATTGGGCCTTCAGCGAGTATGGAGTCAAGAAGGAACTCCTCCAGAAGTTCGCGGAGATGGTCCGCAACACCTGGGCATACGCCGAGCAGACGCACTCCGAGTCTCGGATGCGTCGGCAGAACGTCCGCGACAAGCTAGAGCTTTTGTTCAAGGAGACGGTTCGCGAGAAACGATTCGACACTGCGTTGAGCGTCGTGAATACTCTCGCCGAGCTTGATGGGCTGAAGGCGCCGGATATCAACCTCACACAGAACAACTTCGGGATCGCTGGTCCTCCCGGCACGCCGCAAATCACTAATAGAACGCGCGAGCGCGTCGCTGAACTCATGGAGACAATGCGGCTGCGTCAGGATCAACGTGCGATGAAGCAGGAAGAAGATCACGAGCGACTACTCGCGGCGAAGTCGGCGAACACGCCGAAGAACGGGAACGGCAATGGACACGGATGATCTTCCGCGCATGAGGGTGCTGGAGTCGCGTCGCTGGCGCGTGATGTCGGTCGCGCTGAGCATCGCCGTGTTCGTCCTGCTGATCCAGATGTCGGCGCTCTATCTTCGCCTCAACAACAGCGAGGAAGACGCGAAGACGTGTCGACGCGATCTGCACGAGCAGCGCGAGACGCGTATTCTTCGCGATCTCGAGCTCCAGTCCGCTCGTGCGATCTCGCTCACGAACGAGATCTCCTGGGCGAAGACACGCTCGAGTTTTCTCGGTCAGCAGATGATTCACGTCGAAGTGAACAGCCGCTGCGGCGATCGCTCGCTGAGGACGCCGCTGGACATCGAGGTCGTCGGTCGGTGAAGAACCCTCACATCACCGACGAGATGCTCGCCACCCTCACTCCCGAGGAGTTGGTCGAGCTGGAACAGCATTTGGAGATGCTGGTCGGTGGTGAGTCGTTGCGCGAGTTCATCAACAGGAACTTCCCGCGCGAGCCTGTGCCGAAGCATCTCGATCCGTTGATCGACGCGATGGAGTACGCGCGAATTCGGCCGATCCGTCTCTGCATCAGCTACGGTCCTGGTCACGCGAAGACAGTCACGCTCCTTCGGTCGATCGTCTGGTGGTTGCATCGTAGTCCTGTGGACGAATGCATCTATCAGACATACTCTAGTGGAGCAGCTCACGCGAAGTCGCGCATGGCGCGGGACTACGCTGAACAGACTGGTCTCGAGCTGGCGAGCGATTCCAAGGCGGTCGGTCACTGGCGAACGTCGTTCGGTGGTGGGTTGATCGCGACAGGTGCTCGCGGTTCTGCTCAGGGTAAGCGTGTCCCTGGTCTGTTCGTCGTCGACGATCCATACAAGGACGAGTTCGAAGCGCGATCGCCGAACATCAATGAACAGGTGATTCAGCGAGCAAAAGCGGTCGTGTTCACGCGTCTGCAGGGCGGAAGCGCGATCTTCCTCCACACGCGATGGGCTGATCTCGATCTCATCGGTCACTTCACGAAGGTTCTCGGATGGGACAGCATCAACATCCCGTCCATCTGCGATGCAGTTCCTGATCCTCTCGGTCGCAAGCTGGACGAAGCCGCATGGCCGGACAAGTATCCAGTCGAGATCTGCAGCGAACCGTGCGGTCATGATGGTCACCTCAACGAAATTCGCGCGACCATCGGCGAGCATCTATTCGCTGCGATGTATCAGGGACGTCCGCGTCCTCTTGGGACGGCGGTCTTCCACGAACCAGCACGATATACGAAGAAGGACTTCAATTGGCAGGGTAAGCGGGGAGTGATCTCGATCGATCCTGCAGCGACAGCGAAGACATCCGCTGATTGGTCTGTGTTGATGATACTCGCCATCTCCGGCTACGGCGCTCAGACTGAAGTATGGATCTACGACCTGATCCGCATTCAGGTGGAGATTCCAGAACTTGTCAAGCGTGCACGTCGTCTCCAGCTGATCACCAAGCTGATGGTCGTGTGCGAGTCAGTCGGTGGCTTCAAGGGAATTCCGCAGATCCTTCGTACGATGGATACGAACGATGAAAATGGTCAGCCGCTCGGCAAGCTGAGGGTGATGGACTTCAATCCCGGCATGAAGGACAAGTTCGCTCGCGCTCAGCCAGGAGCTGCGGCATGGAATGGAGGACGCGTCTACATTCCGGTCGACACAACCTGGGCAGAGCCGATGATCGCCCGATTCCAGCGGTTCACAGGACAAGGAAACGAGGACGACAACGACGTTGACGCGTTCTCGCAAGGATTCAATGTCTTGTATCGCACGGTGAAGCCCGAAGAGAAGCGGATGTACGATGGAGGTGGTCTGTGACAATCACCTTCACAGCTCCCAACGCGCGAAAGAGTCTAGCGCGAAGCACTGTCTGGCGAGTCTCCCAACTCGCAGTCGGTGCAGAAGGATCCTCGTCGCCGAGCGGGCCGATCCTAGACTCCCCGAAAGGGTTCATGTCGCCTGGTGGAAGGCGCGGCTCTGGACTGGTGATACAGAGCCTTCGAGAAGCGGACCTTGGTCTGCTTCGAAAGAGCAGGAGCGAGCTCCCGACCGCCAGAGTGCTGCGGCAACTCAGCATTCGTAGCCGATCGGTCACGCTGTCTGCATCAGCAGGCGACAGAGACCGTCCCGGCGATCCTACTCGTCCACCACTTTCTCGTCGAAGCACTGACAACATGGAGGTCTGATATGGCGATCAAGCAATACGTCCAGCCGCGTCCCGCCCCAAAGCATCCTGTTCCGCCGCACACTCACATCGATCCGGCGGCGAAGCCGGCTCCGGCGAAGGAGCTGCATATGGATGGTCCGACCCTCGAGCAGTGGACCGATGCCGGCTATGATCCGGCTCGGTATCCCGGCGAGGACGCGTTCCTGCGTGATCGCAGCGCGATCAAGGTCGGCGAGCCGGAGATCCACGTCGACGTCGAGACCGAGCATCACGACTCGTGATCGACCTGACGAATCTGCCAGCGCTCTCAGTGAAGGAGCTGACTGATTCACTGCTCGAGCAGCTCGGCGATGCTCTCGATCGCATGGAGGAAGGTCCTGCGAAGGACGCCATACTGCGAGCGCTCTCGGTCTCGTTCCAGCTCAGCGAGCGAGCGAAGCAAGGAAGACGACAGTGACAGAACCGCTGAAGCCAGAAACGCCCGCGCAGATCGGCTCCGTCGTCGGGGTTGATCGCATGGACGGTATCGATCGGCAGAAGCTCGATCCTCTGATCAAGCTTCAGCTCCTGTGCGCCGAAGCGAAGGTCACACATGGTCGTGATCCTCGCTCCGGTGGTTTCAGCATCGTCGGTCGTCCGCGCGTCGTACTCCAGCTACTGCTGGATCTTCAACGCAAGGGTTCGCTCGGCGCGATTCGTCTCGAGCGACCCGTGATCTTGGGCGATATCGGTGCCGACGCAGTCGGATGGTGGAGCGACGTGCCGATTCTCGTTCGCGGCAATGTCGTCAACGATCAGCTGTGGATCGTGCAGTCTGACAAGATTCCGCGCTCGTCGCCGAGTGATCGGCAGCGTGCGGGTCTCTTAAGGACGCACGCGCACGCGGGTCGTCTGGAGATTCTGAGGGACTAATGGAGAAGTGCTCGCTCTATCTTGGAAGTGGCCGTAACTGCGTTCGTCCTCAAAATCACAACGAGGAAGAACAGCACACTGACGAGCCGGATCTCAATGGGCTCTGGGAATATCTCGACAAGATAGCTCGAGACAAGAAAGAGTCTGCTGAGTGAGTATCCTGCTTCTCCTTCCGACGGACTTTCCGCTGTGCGACTGCGGTCATCTTCGCGTAGACCACGACGAGGACTTCATCGCACAAGGGACTGGTCGTTGCTTGAAGGAGAAGTGTCGCTGCAGATTCTTCGTAGCGAAGATTGAAGGGGACGACTCAGTCCCTCGAGGGAGGAACTGAGTGGCGACGATCGATATCGCTCCCGTTCAGGGCGACCAGAAGGCGATGAAACTGAAGATCTTGAAGCAGACGAACCCGAAGTTCGATCTGCTAAAGCTCCAGAAGCTTCACGCTCTCTACGCCGGAGGAAATCACCTGCTCGAGAACGCGCAGGTGATGAATCAGGTGTTCCCGAAATATTCGCACGAGAAGGACGAGACGTACGCGGAACGCAAGCGTCGCGCGTTCTACGAAAACGTGTTCGCGGCCGTCATCAACCAGATGTCGGCTGGTCTGGCTCAAGATCCTGTCCGCTATCAGCACGAAGACGGCGACACACCGATCGACGATTATTGGATTGATCTGCAGAAAAGTTGTCTGTCGCCGAAGCTGCCGATCCGCTCGCTCGATCAAGTCCTACGCGACTGGGTTGTCGAGGCGTTGGTCTGTGGATACTCATGGCTTCAGGCTGATCTACCGGATCCAGACGACGACGAACTACCGACATCCCTGGGCGAGCAGGAAGCGACCGGCGGACTTCGCGCGTACCTCTGTCAGTGGGCGACTGAAGCAGTCCTCGACTGGGAGTTCGACGACGAAGGCGTTCTCCTGTGGGTGAAGACCTGCAAGGGAAGTCGGCGTGCACTCACGCCGAGCGCTGATCGCAACACGACGCTCACATGCTGGACGATCTGGGATACGGAAGGATGGACGACCTACGAGGTCGAGACTTCGCCGCAGAAGCAGGCTCCGAACGACGAGGAGATGATTGCGCCGAAGGCGAATGGGACTCACTCGTTCGGGAAGGTTCCGTGGGTGATGCTCGATGTCTGCGGACGTCAGGGCAAGCCGAGCCTTCACATTGGCGACATGCTCGAGAGTCTCTGTCGTGCCCACTTCAATCTGTGGAACGGCGAGATGTTCACGTTGACTCAGTGCAACTTCCAGCAGCTCTACGAGTTCCTCGGGCCGGAAGTCGCCGGCGTCGACACGCCGATCAGTGATTCGCAGAACGACCCCAATCGCGCGAATCGCACTGCTCGTGCTCCTGGTGCTGTCCACGTTCGTGGTAAGGATGATCGGGCGGAGTACGTTGCTCCGCAGATGGGTGGAGCAGCTGCGGCGAAGCAAGCAGTCGACGATCTGCGTGACGCGATCTATCGCGTGACTCAGCAGATGGCGCTTTCGCAGGACACTTCTGGTGCGATGCTCAAGCGATCTGCGGACAGCAAGAAGCAGGACGCGGTCGCCCAGGAGATCGTGCTCGGCGCGATCGGCAAGCTCCTGCTCAGCGGAGCGCAGGAAGTCGGCGAGCTTCTGTGCGCTGGTCGGCAGGATGATGAAGATCCGCCCGAGATGGCAGGATACGAGAGCTTCGATGTTGATGACATCAGTGGTCTGGTGGAAGACAGCGCGATCGTCGAGCAGATCAACATCCCATCGGCGACGTTCCAGCAGGAGTTCAAGTATCGCCTTGCGGTCGGCCTCCTGGGCGATGCAACGAGCGAGGATATCCGCCTGAAGATTCGCGATGAGCTTGCGAAAGCGCTCACGCAGGATCAGGTCATGCAGCCGAAGATGAATCCGTTCGATGATCAGGATCCGGATCAGGATGAGGAACCGGATCCCGACGACCCGAACAAGGATGAAGAGGAACAGGAAGGCGAGGATAAGAAACCGCCGAAGCCTCCGTTCCCGTTTCAGAAGAAGTAACGACGCGATCGTTGGGTAGGGCGAATCGCGGCGAAGCAACACGAGGACAAGGGGAGTCCGCAGTGAAGATCAACAAAGCGTGGAATGGGCCGAGTGCTTCTGTATCGACCGCACCGAGACATCAGGTCTGTCCGCATGGATCATCGTTTCCGTGCAGTCAGTGCATCGGCGCGGAGGTGGTCCACAAGATCACGCGTGACGAGAAAACCGGCGCATTGCTGATGGACGGAAAGGTCGTGCGGAGCGGCTTGATTCCGGAGGCCGAGCTGAAGATGATCCGCGACGAGTTGAGCAGCAAGATGATTCGCACGCACGAGGGTGGACGTCGTGAGACATCGTGCGGCATCTGTGGTAAGGCGGGTCACACGCGCAAGACATGTTCGGGTCGATCGAAGCTGATCTCGGCTCCTCACACAGAGAAGGACGAGAAGCCGGAGCAGCATCGCACACGAGCCGTTCGCTGCTCGAACTGTGGTGAAGTCGGGCACTACATTCGCACTTGTCCGGTTCCGGACAAGATCGCAGCCTAACGATTTCAGTATGATGGTCAACCAAGAGGGGATTCAATGAAGAAGACAGCGCTACTCAGTTTCGTAATTCTGTTCGCCGCATGCCACGATGGTCCGCAGAAGCGAGGTGCGATCAACCTGGGCAATCAGCCCACCGCGATCACGCTCGTGACTACGAACAACGATCTCGATCTACGTGCTGATCACACGTCGACCGGCACGGTCATCAAGCTGACTCCAGCTTCTGGCGGCTCGACGATCACCGGCATCGATTCATCGGCGTTCGATGATGGCGATCTGTTCATGGTGCGGAACGAGTCGACGACAGACAACATCACGTTCTCGAACTCCAGTTCGAGCAGCGCGGCGAATAACCGGATGCTTCTGTCGTCCGGCGCCGATGTCGTTCTGCCTCCCAAGAGCGCAATGTGGATCGAGCTGGACTCGCGCGCGGGTTCGGGATCGACACCTCGTTGGGTTCAAGGCCCGGGACACATCAACTCACCGACGTTCAACGGGACGATCACAACGTCGAATGCAAGCTTCGGTGTCGGTCAGGAGACGAAGACCAGCGGTGCTTTGTCACTGAGCAGCAAGTCGTTCGTATCGGTGACGGCAACCGTCGCGTTCACGCTGGCGAACGGCACCGTCGCTGGTCAGCGCAAGGAGATCGAGTGCTCGGTCGCCGCGTCGTCGCCGCTCGGCACGCTGACCATCGCTACTCCCGCAGGCAGCGAGCCTGCGACTCACGTCTTCACCGCCGTCGGTCAAGCGCTCACGCTCGAGTGGAACGGAACCGGATGGCACGTGATCAAGAAGACTCGCGCAGGTCACCAGACGCTGGTGATCGGCACGACACTAACCGCTGGTCTCGACATGGCGTACACCTACGATCTGTCGGTCACAGGAGCGGTCGCTAGCTCGACTACAAAGGCTTTGCCGGACGGTCTCGTCGCTGGCGAGGTCTGCCATCTCGACGTCACCACTGCGGCGACATCGGCCGCTGGACAGATCTTCTTCACTGGCGAGAGCGCAACCGGCGTGAACGTCGGCTCGGCCGTGAACATCGGCAACGGAGGCACCGACAAGTCGTTCGTCCTGGCTCTGCAGTGGGACGGCGCTCGCTGGCAGATCATCTACCTCGGGACGAACACTGGTGTGACTATCGCCCAGGGTGATGTCTTCGAGCTGATGCGTCATCTCGCGGCGAACGACAACATCATCGAGTCGCTTTCGGAGATCGCGGCATGAACCGAGCGAGCTGGCTCAGAACTTTTGCTCGGCTCGCTACTCGAGCCCTTCGGATGATTGCCGAAGAGCTGGAGCAGCGTATCGAGAAGCTGATTCAGGAAGGATGTCCGTATCCTGTCGACAAGATCGCAGAATT